CCTTCTTTGCTACTAGAGGTTTCCCAATGGGAAACTCTATTTCGAAAGGAAAGTCATTAAAGAAATTCAAGACAACAGTCTCGACTCCGTCAATAGAAGAAATCCATCCCATGGTAAGGGATGCTGCATTCCAATATGGAGCAAAATTGCATGATTTAATCTTAGAGAAACACGGTAAGGGTTACCTTAACGATGAACTCTAGAAAGACATTCATGTATCCCTTTCTTCAACAGCCTGTTTTGAGAACGAGGCCGGTAAAGGAGGGCGTCACCAATACATGGTAGAGCAATATAAAAGCTGGATTGTGGAAAAACCATCCACAACCAAATCTTGGCTTATTCCGCTTTATAATGTATATGTGCACGAAGATCCCGCATTTGCGAGGTTCCATACTGTTCGACCGACGGTTTGGAACTGCGGGTATGTTGGTCATTTATTTGATAAAAACCCCATCCTATAGGAAGATCTATGGCAACCTCGAAACGAGTGGCCTTTTGAGTCCTATATAGGTAATGAGGATTTTGTTGGATTTCAATACTTTGTTATGTCTTACATCATGCTAGTACAAGAAGGAATCTTGCTAGAGCTTACTGAGGCAGACTCAGAGTAGAGGGCTGGTCCAACACCAGTCCCAGCTAATTTGTCTGTAGTGAACGAACCAGGTTAGAAGTCGCGTTGTATAACGTCTCTTCCAGGTTGCTTCGTAACTTTTCTACAGCCAATTGCCCACATTGGACGCAGATTACTCCAGATAGACCCCGTTTAGGAAGGGGGATTACGGAGAGGATCGGCGATGTGGCATATTTACGACCGACTTACTAAACAAGGTTTTCGGATGAACGATATCGAATCGGGACATCCACATTGTTTCTAGTCATCGGACTATGAGAACGCAACAGACCATATTTGTTGGAATGTTGGTTCGACAGTCTGGCGTCACTTCCTGGATGGAATGAATATATCAGATCCATATATACGCGGTTCAATACTGCAGAATCTGAGAACTCACACCATATTCGTGAGACGCCTATTATTGTTCACTGAATCTCAAAGAGGTTGTTAGATGGGTGCACCTGGCACAAAGGTTTTGTTATGCCTTTAGAACAGATGCATCCTTGAGTCTGTTGCCCCTAAGAACTCCAGTGTACAGAGTATGTTATCAATACCGGCCTCGTAGGCAGGTGATGATGTATTCCTAATTACAAACAAGAAGCGAGGTATCCGTTTTCTGG